GTAGCAGAACTAATAATTCTACTGTTGTCTTCTGTAATCTGACTATCTGCAGCCATTACAGACCAGCCATCACCCTGTATACCTACGATTGTTGTCATTCAGTTTTCTCCACCCAAAGTTGCAAACCTCTTTCAATAATTCTAACCTGATTATGAACATCATACAGGAATCTGTCTGCACCCATTTGAACTTCTACATTCATTCCATTCCAGCCATAGTCGTCAAAGGACATCAGTCCACCTACTTTTAGTAGTTGCCAGGAGTATCTGGCATCATCATAAACATCCATTAGTTTATGACTTCCATCCACATATACGAAATCAAAAAAGTTTCTTTTCTCATCTAACATAGAAGGCAGGATAGCTTTTGAGTCACCACGAAGCTTAGTTACATTATTAAACTTTTCTACCTTTGACATGTATGTATTTTCTACTTCTGCCCAGTTAAAGGTTTTATGTATTTCTTCATCTGATCCAGCCCAAGTATCTAGGTCATATAGGCTTGAGTTACTTCCAGTAAGTATTTTTTCTAACATCCACAAGGAGGCATCGCCAGTGTAGGCACCTATTTGTAAAAAGTTAATGTTATCTTGACCAGAAAAACGTGATAAGTTTCTCTCAAAGCTGTCCTGGACATTAGCAAACCAATTAGGATATTCCATTTATAACTCTTCCCATTCTTCCGACTCGTCGTCGTCGTGGTCGAACATATCTTCTATACTATCTAGTATAGCAACTCCTTTTAAAATTGTCCATAGGTATATAATGCCTAATAGACTAATTAAAGATCCCCAACCTATTATCTTCTTTTTCATTTTTTCTCCCGTATAATTATATTAGAGTTGTTTTTCCAGGCCTCATAATAGGCATCTTTATCTTTACTTAATTTAGTAATGATCTGCTTAGCCTTAATTAACCTATAGGAATACCACCATACAGTTATAATCAAATAAAATATAAGGACTTTCTCAATCATTGGGTCTGCCTATATCTTCCCAAAATTTTTCTCTTCCCATGGCATCTGTTTCAATTCTTATTTTCCCGTCAGAATTATATTGAAATTCCTCTACGACAGCCCATGATGGTGGATCAAACATTTTTCTTAATTCTGGAAGTGGCATCGCACCAGATTTTCTTATCACATGCATATTGCTAGTAGCAATAAATGTTGGTACAGATGAAACATTATATTCTTTAGCTATTTCTGGCTCAGCATCTATATCTATTTTAATATAATCAATATCTGGATTTTCAGATATTAATATGTCAATTGTTGGCAGCATTTTCTTGCATGGCTGGCACCAATCGGCTGTAAAGTGTATCAATGACTTATTAGATATATTAACTCTATCTTTTACTTCATACAGATGCATTAGACTCTCCAATTGCCTTTTCTACCTCATCTTTAAAGGTGCTCAAAACAAAATCTGTAACAAGGGCGCAGTAGCCCATCTTTTTATCAATCTCGTTCATATCTAAATCTTTGCCTTCAAACAGCTTATCAAATAACTTTTTTGCCACATGTGCAGATATTACGCTTAGATCTTCATTGTTCATGCTAGACTCCCGCCCTGACTATATATTTATAATACATCATTTTTGTAGTTTGGTCAATATGTTTGGTATAATAATGTATACTTAATTTATTGGAGATAATACTTTTGAACGATACCGTTGTTGTAGCCCTACTTGGAATAGTGGGATCCGTTATTGCATTTTTTCTAGGTAAGCCTAAGCAACATGCTGAGGTTACTGGATCTATAGTATCAGCAGCCGAAACATCGGTAGAAATGCTTTTAAAGGTAATGGATGAATTAAAATTATCAATGAATGAAATAAAAGAAACAAACGACCTACTTAAGCTTGAAATTGATAATTTAATTGAAGAGAACATAAACCTCCAAAAAGAAATAGCAGATGTTAAGGAACAAAACATCAAGCTCTTGGCAGAAAACGTCAAGCTGCGTAAAGAAATCCACAAAATAAATACCAACCTATCTAAATAATAATTTCGTTAGCTGTAATATCTTTTCCGTGATATCTTCTTTTTACTATATAATCTCTAACCTTATCTGGGCCGTACTGTCTACCGCCTAGAATGATTGCCCATCTTGGCTCATATTTACCCTCAATACAAGCATCACACATTATTAAATTGATATCAAATAACGATGATTTGATTGGTGTTAGCCTATGTTTTTGCTTACCACATGAATAGCAAAGCATTTAGTTCTCCTCTTCCCAAAAGTCTGGATAATGAATTTCTTCTACTATGTCGAAATCATCATTTTCAATATAGGTTTCAAACATTGTCTTGTCTTTAAAATATTTTACCCTAGATACATGTGCACCATATGAAACAATTTCACCGTACACACTTTCTGAATGGATATATATTTTATCCCCGTTACTCATATGCCCTCCGCAACCTCTAGATCACACTTAACTCCAAAAGTCTCAACAAGTTTTTTAACCATGTTCAAATACTCCATGATCGTAATATGTTGTGCGGAGCTAAAGTCTGACAAATTCGATTCATAGATTCTAACACTCAACATGCCAGGATATTCTACAACCGAAACCTTTAAATTCGGATAAGGCAATTTTATCTGCCTTATAGCTTTGGCTATATCATCACTGTATAGTGTCATATACACCAAGAGCTTCTAGTATAAGTCTCCAGTCTTCCTGTGACTTATGCATATTTCTGGATCTATCTACCTTACCATTAGATAAGTATATCCCGCCCCAGACACCAACTTCAGCATTATCAATGCCAGTTTTATGGCAATTCTTTAACACTGGACACGATAAACACATAGCATCTATTGTTGCAGCGTGTATCGCATCTTCTTCGTACTTATCAAAAAAATAATCTGTTGGCAGCCCATTACAAGCAGCCAGGTCTTGCCACCTAAATCTATCTTTATCTAGTCCTAGTTTATCTAGAAGATCTGACACTTGTAGGTACTTTCCATAGCCCGTTGTTGTTTACAACAACTCTTTTAGCAGTACCCCACTGGTCATTGTGAAATCTCCCATTAGTTTTTGACCAACCAGAACTTGTTGGTTGCCAAATTATAATGTCGTAGTTTTCCCACCATACATTCGGTGTATTTTTTACAAAAGATTCTGCTTGATTTAAATCCAACATGTTGAACTTTAATGCTGTCATTTTTTTTCCTTAGATAACTTATTAAAGCTAGAAGATTTTTCTAGCCTAGACGTTCTTTGCTGCTCCTGTAGTGCAATGTATTTTACAAGCACTCTAAGAAGCTTTTCAATCTCCTTTACAGATACAGCAATTTGCTTAATAGATTTAATCATTACATATATAGTATCAAATTTATAGGGTATATGTCAAGCGGTTTTATGCTCTATAATCCTTATATTATTTTTTTGGGCAAACTCTCTTATTTTGCCAGCCCTAAAGTCTTTACCACGATTAAACAAAACCATGAAATCTGGGGACTGGTCCAAAACTTTATCTAGTCTTTGATCAAAATCTATAGACTTAGACGGTATGAATTCAGATACTTTAAAACCTTTTCCAGTAAGAAAGTTCTTAGTTTTTGCAACATAAGAGCCTACTATTTGTTCTGCGCCCAGTCTGTCTAGGTGCATAAAGGTAATATTTTTATCTTCTTTATCCATTTCTTGAATCATTAATGTAATAACTCTAGCAATAGTTAATGAATCATCCCAGTCTTGGGATCCAGTAGCCCATAATTTCATTACCTACTCCGTAGGTTGATTTACTTTTGGAGCTTCTGTTACAACTTGTGCTTCTGTTTGAACTGCTTCAACTGGAGCATCGTTTTGTACTTCAGCTTTTGGCTCTTCCGATACTGGAGTAGCAACTGTTGGCTCAGCAACAACTGGTTCAGCAACAACTGGAGCAACTTCAACTGGGGCAACTTCTGCTACGGCAGGAACTTCAACAGTTTCTTTTACTTCTACATTTTCTGTAATTTGTGCGACTGGTTGTGTTTGTGCTGGAACTTGTTCCTCTACTACGGGTACATTATTTCCAACCGCTGGCTCTGTGTCTGGTTCTAGTGGAGCATCAATTTCTTCTACTTCCACGGCCTGAGCAGAGTTTTCTCTACCCAATTGTCCAAGGAATGCTCCGTCCCAAATTGAACTCATTTTTCTCATTTCTCTTTTATTCTTGATTGATTGTGCCTTTTGACGAGACCAAGAATAACCTGCGTCTCCTCCCCAAAGATCCCAAGCAACACGGCCTGGGCTAGGGAAACCTTCTTCACCAGAACTAAATCCAGTGGCTTTTTTATCTACCTCGTGTCTACTAAAAAAAGAGTACATACGCATTACAGTACTTTCGCTTAGAGATTCATTATTTACTATTTGGTTTGCACGAGTTAAACCAATTCTAGTTCCACCACGTCTTCCTTCTTTTTTCCATTGAAGGGCACGACGAGCAGCAGACTTCATACCATCTGTTGGTTTATATCCTTCAGCCATACTTCTTCACCATCCTCTAATACTTGTAATGGAACATGCATGGGACACAAGTAAATTTGCTCACCACTTTTTGTCTTTGAAAAAACAATAAGCAGTTCTTTTGTGCCACAGCTTGTACACTCTATCATATAATTATACCATCAATCTTTGGGATCGTCCATATGATAAAAGCCATATTTTTCAATCTCATTTATACCCTCATTACTAACACTAAATATAGCCTCTAAATTCTCATTATACTGAACGTCAACCAAGCCTTTATTAAACAAATCCATTAATGATTCTTCAAGGTCTTCGTTAAAAACCTCTAGGAGTTCTGGGCAGTATTCTTTCATTTTATCTGGGTCTATTTTATACAATAGTTCGCCATCTTTAGATACCCCATCTATGTTTATTGCACCAACATCCATTAAATAGGTAAATAAGGCGTCTTCCTCTTCCCTACTGCTGTCTTCCATACTTCTCCTTTTCTAGAGCCCCTGGAGGGATTTGAACCCCCGACCTACCGCTTACAAGGCGGTTGCTCTGCCACTGAGCTACAGAGGCTAAGCGTCCCTGGCAGGAATCGAACCTGCGACCTACTGCTTAGAAGGCAGTTGCTCTATCCTACTGAGCTACAGAGACATATACATTTATTCAACGTATACGTCGACCAACTTATTTTTTTTAAGCCAATCAAATGTAGCCATAAGTTGCTCCCTTGTCTCACAAGTTTCACAACCATCGTACAGATCGTAGGGCTCCCAGTTATCCTTTATATCATCTTCGTATAAAAAATTATAACATGAATTTCTATGATCTGTAATAAAATTCTGCAGTTGCTCTGCCTCAAGCGTTGTTAATTTAACTTCCTGCATTATTTCTCTCCCAATGTGTTACCCAAAAATACTGGCATTTGTCACAGCACGGAGTATTGTATGGGCTAGTAGTAGCGTGTTGATATTTAATATAATACATAGGATCTTTTTTAAATAGATTAGCTTTATGTGTGGTGATGATACGCATAACTGTATCTTGATTCATCCACCAATTTTGTGGGTGCTTTCCCCAATCACTACTAAATCTATTATATAAAGAATTTAAATTATCTTCGTTCTTATCTGTTTTGATGCCACGACCCTTAGCTTCATGTATCATTGACTGAACATATTTCCATAGGCCATGCTCATAGCCTTTCCACATTAAAACTGCTGGATGATTTCTCCATGCTCCAGAAGGCGAATTATTTGATAGGATATTTAGTATTTGATAGCACTCTAATATTTGTTTATTTAATCTTTTAGAGTCAAGCGACTTAGCGCATTCGTATGAATTTGTAGATGTTAGAAATGTTTGCATCTCTATCCATTCTCTAGTAGTTATATAATAATTGTATACTATTAATTTGTACTATGTCAATAGGAGGGGCAGACCAAAAAGGTGTGGTGGTGGAATTTTGATCCGCCCCAGCGATCTTAACCAGACTTGAACTGGTGTCTTCCAATATAATGGTGTTCTAACCTACTGAACTATAAGACCTAGGTGGGGCATTTTATACACATACCCCAGGTGTCAGAAGTTACTTCTTAAGAAGTAGTTTCTGTAATGCTGCAATTTGCTTATTGATTTGAGCAATAAGAGCAACGATTGCCTTTAGAACTTCAGCATTGGATACCTCTGCTGAGCTTGGTGCAACCTTGTATGATACTACCTTAGCAGAATCTGTTGATACATAAGCAGGTAGATCAACTACCGCATTGTATGAACCAGTGTTATTACCAACGGTAAACTTGTATGTCTTGGCACCGTTTGTAAATGTATCTGTTGAGGCAGCAGTTCCGATTAGCGTTAAGCCACCAGCAGAAATTGCTACTCCTGTTCCAAGTGTCGCTGCATCGTGTACCTTTGCTCCTGAAATATCAGTTGCACTTACGGTTAATGTTGCAATCTCTCCTGGAAGATAAGAAGCCTTATCCATTGTTGCTGTGTACTTATTTACACCTTGACCGCAACGTGCATCAAACTCATTTGAGTAGATTACTGAAAGGTCTGAAAGTGTGTGCTGAATACGTACCTTTGTTGATCCTGATGTAGCAGCGCATGTCCAACCACCAGTTTGTACTGCTGTAGCAGATGATGCTCCGCCAACAGAAACTGCAGTTACTTGTGCGCTATACTTTGTGGTATCAGCAGTTGGAGTAATTCCAGCTAATTGATTACCAGCAGAATCTTTGACTACAAAGTCATAGGTTCCTGTACGTGCTCCGCCAGCCTGTGCAATATCTTCACCAGAAACTACGATAGACGCAGCTTGTCCAGTAAAGTTAATTGATTTTGTTGTAAGTAGTGTTCCATTAAATGTGATTGTAATGGTTGTTGATACTGGCTTTCCAGCATTAGCAGTACCTTGAGTTACATAAAGAACTCCGCCAACACCAGTTTTTGCTGCTGCATTTACTTGTGTTGTTGGTGCTGCATCCCACGCTACAACTGCTCCGCCAGTAGCAATTGCTTGGATTACACCATTTGTTGAAAGTGTTGCATCGTAGGCGTCTTTTGCAAGAACGTTTACGTAGCCTGTTCCACCATTAACAACTGTTGTTGATCCAGCAACATCTACGCTAGAAGCAAGTGTGCCTTGTGTTGAAGTATCTTGGACACGTCCAAAACTGTTCGCTACAGACAATGTATTTGTCTTTGCGCTAGTTGTGGCATAAATTGTCTTGATATCAATTGTAGAAGTAGTTGATCCAACCTTCTTCTTTTGTGTTACAGTTACTGTGCCCTCACCATTAATAGTTAATTTTACATTTGTTGGCAATGTGACCGCTGATGAGGTTGTTGCTGTAAATGTAAACAGTTTTCCTAAACTAGTAAGTGTTGCACCAGTAGGGTTTGACCCCGCTGCTGTGTAATCAGTAAATGTTGCAGGTCCAGAAATCTCTAATGAGACATTGTCATCTGCTGTAGAAGCTAAGGTATCGCTTGTGGTTAGTGCAACAACTGCATTAACTCCAGCCTCTGCCTTAGTTGTATCTGCCAATACTGTTACACCACGAGCACCTGCAGATAAAGAATCGGATAGTACGTATCCGTTACTTACCGCTGCTTGAGCTTGTGGAACTGCAACCAAGAATGTTGCTGCAATAGCCGAAACTACTACAGTAGAGATCCTTTTGATTGTATTATTCATATTTTTTTGTTTTTCCTTTTCTATATATAGAGTTTGGAAATACCCTTCTGGATATCACCGCTGGGAATCCTGGATTCGAACCAGGGACATAGAAGTTAACAGCTTCTCGCTCTGCCTGCTGAGCTAATCCCCACAAAAAACCCACACAACTAATATATCAAGTAATGTGGGCTTAAGTCAAGAGCTTTTGGTTAATTGCTAGATTTATATGTTCCACCACGTCTTTTGTATTCCTGGACTACCCAGGCGTTTGCTACTGCAGATGGGTAAACATCAAATTTACGCTTAGCCTCAGCGACTATTCTAGCATATAACTCTTTATTTGAAGGCTCACCCTTACGTGGTCTAATAATGTTTCCATAGTTTGGCTTAGATGCCTTGGTCAATACTGGTTTAAATACACCACCCCAACTTATTGGAGACTCTGCTGGGTCTAATACCGCTTCTCTTTCTTCTCCAGTGATTGGGTCTGTATCTGAATCCATAGACTTATTCATTGAATCACGACACTCTTCACAGTCATGGTTTTCACCAATTCTTGGATCATTTTCATCTACAGATTTCTTAGAATTTTCTGATGCATAAATGGCTGCTTGTTGACTTTGTGCAGCCTGTCTTGTTGTATGACATCCATGAACTTTACCAGTGTCTCCTACAACTGGATAGCCTTTGCATCCATGCGTACCTTTACCACCGATTGTATATCTACCTTTAGGCATTACTTTTTACCAACTTTCTTTTTTGGAGTATAAGGACCAAAGTCTGCTTTAATTGTTCCGTCTTTTCTTAAACGAACAATTCTACCGTTTTTAATCTGCATCGGATTAAAAGCCGTTGCTTTTCTTTTTGGCATTACTTACCCTCCTCTAAAATTTTTCTTAATTCTTCATCCATGTTGTATTCAAAGGACTCTTCCATCGCCTGCTCCATCATATCTGAAAGTATGTAAGGTAAATTAAATACTACAAACTGGGCTAGCAGTGGATCTTTATATGAGACATCAAGGTTAAAATCGTCTCCCGACTTTAAACTTAGATTAATGGTACCGTCTTCATCCTGATATCCACCCATCTGAAAATTGACACCGTCCATTAGTCCTCCGTTAATTAAGTATATCATCTATCTATATAATATACAACAATAAAAGGGGCCCCACAGAAATTCCTGCACTTTGCAGGGGAATAGATGTGTAACTAGCCATCCTAAAGGCCTGTGGGGCTGGTGCGGTGTGTAGGACTTGAACCTACGATTACCCGATTATGAGTCGGGGGCTTTAACCAACTAAGCTAACACCGCTGGGTGTATATTAACTATACACCCCTATATTTTTTATGTCTACTATTCTTTTGCGTTTTTATCAATTTTTGCAAATGCTGAGTTAATTTCTGCAGCTGATAGTTTTCCATCATCTAGGAATGCTCTTGCAAGTTTTTCAACTACAGTAGCAACACCAAGTGTTCCAGCAAGAATGACCGCCTTCATTGTGTCAATTCCTACCAAAGATCCTGCACCAATTACTGAAAGTCCAGATGCCGCAAAAACTGCGACAATTCTCATTAGGATGTTCCAAATATTAGTTACGGCTGATGAACCTAACACTTCTTCTCCAGTTGCTGGATCGATTACTGTTAAGTCAATATCTTTCTTCTTTGCCATATTAGTCCTCCTCTCTATTTCGTATTGGATATGTAATCATCCAAGCTACGATTGTTCCAACTATTGCATAGCCCACCACTGTCTTTGCACTACCATCTAGGACAACCCAGGCGATAAACATGCCAAGAAGTGTCCAAAGTTGATCAATCATATCTTTTATTATTTTCATCATCGTCTTCTTCTCCTTACCCCCTTGGATTCACCAGAGGTTCCTCCGCCACTTGATCCAGTATTACTAGATCCTCCAGTGGTTGTTCCTGCCGCAGCTACAGCATTTATTGCTGCTCCAGCTGCCACAACTGTTGCTACCATCATTTCGGTAGACTCTTCTCTTTCTTCATCTGACATATCTGCACCAATATTAGATAGCGCAGTAAAAATTTCACATTTAGGTGCATCTGGATCATAGTTTGGATCTTCTGGTCCTGGTGGGTTTATACAGTTTGCAATTCCACCGATTAATGCAGCTGGACTTTCTAAATTTTGTAAAGCTGAGGCTACAGCAGCTACAATGACAACCGCATTACCATTCTCATCTGTACGTATATCAACTGGTGTTTGTGGTGGTAAATCTTTAAATTCAAGACCAGAGGCTTCTATATCTTGTGCCGATATTGCACCACCATCTGCTGACTCAATTAATGCGTCTGCAATTAAATCTTTTTCAGATTCAGTTAATGTTCCATCTTCAGATAATGCTTCTGATAGACCTGCTACTTCATCAATTGTTACTTCTCCATCTGCTGAAAGTGCATCTAGTATTGCCTCTGAATCTGATGCTGTTAAATTACCATCTGAAGCAAAATCTTCTACAATAGAAACAACTTCGTCTGAAGTTAATTCAGAACCCTCTGTATCTCCAGATTCTTCTGTTGCAGACTCTTCTGTATTATTTTCATCTGAAGGTTCTTCATCTACAGTATCTTCATTTGGGGTTTCTTCTGTTGGGGTTTCGTCTACAGGAGTTTCTTCTATTGGAGTCTCATCTACTGGATTTTCATCTACTGGTGTTTCTTCTATTGGCTGGTCAACAGGGTAATCTACTGGTGCTGATCCTCCACTAGTTAAATTAGAACTTTGTGTTGTTGGAATTGAAATAACAGTTTCAGTATATTGGCTTACTGGACCAGACCAGTTAGCAACTCTAATTGTATAGGTAGCACCTTCTGTCAAACCAGTAAGTTGAATAGACTCTGGAGCACCATCTGTATTATATGTTCCTCCAGCATAAGGATTCTCCGCATTTGGATCATCAGTAATTACTTGATAAAACCAAGTGTTTGCTGTGTAACCT